AGTTCGAAAGGTACCTCGCTAGTATCACAGTATTAGAAGCGATTAATTTCCGGATAATCGGGCTGGGGCTCGAAATCAACAACGGACAAATAACCGCGATTGAGGAGGACAAAGATGAAGAAGTTACTTATAGCAGCACTGATAGGAATGAGCTCGTTCTTCGCTCTGGACTTGGCACTTGCTCCGTCCACAGACATTAAGGTCACATACAGACCACTTGACGAGATAGTAACCGCCAGAATGGTGGACAAAAAATTGACCAAGACAGTGACTTTCGCAAAGCCTACAGCGACACCCGCACCCACACCGGAGGGAGTGCTTAAGTATTACGGCAAGAAAATCACTGAGGCGGATAAAGCGATCCTGCTCCGCATCACCGAAGCAGAAGCCGGAGAGGGAACAAAGGAAAACAAGAAGAACGTACTCACCTGCATCATGAACAGAGTGCTGTCGGATGAGTGGCCGGATACCATCGAGGGTGTGGTGTTCCAGAAGAATCAGTTCAGTCCCATAACAGACGGCGGTTACGAGAAGGCGGTTGTTGAGGACTCTACCCTGGAAGCTTACGAGGAATGGCTTCACGAGGGCCTTGGACATACACAGCAGTTCTTCTGCATGCCGAACTGTTACAGCGCTAAGCATGGCTGGTTCAGTCACAAAAAAATTGTATTTAATGACGGATTACACAATTACTACGATTAAGGAGGAAAACCAATGAGGAAAGTATCAAAGGCTGCCATCAAGAGACTGGCAATCAAGTATTTCACCGAGATTGCCTGCATGAAGGAGCATGAACGCACTGACGGCGACAACCTCACATTTATGGCAGGCAAGTTTGCTGATGATGTAGAGAGAACTATAGGCGCACAGGTTGATTTTAAGGAGGACACAACCAATGAATGAGAATTTTGACTGGGATGATTTTAATGAGGCCGAGGAATGCGGCTTCCACATTACCGATGACGGTCTTGCGGACTGGGCGGTAAGAAAGATTAAGGAAGAAGAGGAAGACACCAATCGTCTGATCGAGCTGGCAAAGGCGGAAATCGAGAGCCTGTCAGAGAAGATCAAGAGCTATGAGACACGCTTCGAGGGCAGAGTCGGTTATCTCAAGGGTAAGCTCTACGAGTATTTTGTAGGATGCAAGACCAAAGAGACCAAGACGCAGCAGAGTTATGAGCTTCTGAGCGGCAAGCTCGTGTTCAAGAAGCCTTCGCAGAAGATGGTACCTGACAAGGAGAAGCTTCTGGAGCTGTGTAAGCGCACAGGAATGACTGAATACGTGAAAGTAAAGGAAGATGTCGACTGGGCAACATTCAAGAAGGAATGCGAGATTGCTGACGGTGTTGTGGTAAATTTCGAGACCGGTGAGGCCTACGACTGTATCACAGTTGAGGAAGTTCCCGGAAGCTTTGTTATTAAGTAAGGAGGATATATGCGTATTACAACAGGAAAGAAGAAAGTGCCTGTAAAAGTGGTTCTGTATGGACCGGAAGGAATAGGAAAAAGTACATTTGCTTCAAAGTTTCCGGGTGTGATTTTTATCGACACAGAATCCAGTACGGCACACATGGATGTTGAGCGATTCGACGAGGTAAAGACTTGGGATGATGTTATGGCTGCCGTTGATTACGTGATTGAAAGACATGAAGCCTTCGGATTTGGAACAGTGGCCATTGATACAGCTGACTGGGCAGAGCTTATGGCCATCTCAAAAGTATGTGAAAAGCAGAAGGTGAATGGTCTTGAGGATATCGGCTATGGCAAGGGTTACACTTACCTGCAGGAAACATTCAAAACCCTGCTGGATAAGCTCGAAAAGTGCATCGATGCGGGCGTCAATGTGATTATCACTGCTCACGCAAAGATGCGTAAATTCGAACAGCCGGATGAAATGGGAGCTTATGACCGCTGGGAAATGAAACTGACAAAGCAGGTTGCTCCAATGCTCAAGGAATGGGCTGATACGGTGCTCTTTGCGAATTATAAGACCATGGTAGTGGAAGACAGTAAGACCAAGAGCAAGAAGGCAATGGGCGGTAAGCGCATAATGTACACAACGCACCACAGCTGCTGGGATGCAAAGAACCGCTTCGGACTGGATGATCAGTTGGATTTTGACTATGAGGCCATCAAGCATATCATTCCGGATATGAGAACGGCCAAGGTTGAACCGAAGTCCGAGCCGGAAGAGAAGAAGCCGGAAACAAAGAAACCAGCATCAAAGAAGTCCGCGGAGAAGAAGGATGATGGCAAGCGGGAGAACATTCCGGCTACGCTTGAGACAGAAGCCAAGGCTCCGGAACAGGTCAGCATGGCATACGCACAGCTTAAGCAGCTCATGGATCAGGCGCACATCACGGATGACGAAGTAAAGCACGCATGCGTGGCCAGAGGTCTCCAGAATGCTGATACAGAGGTCTGGGATTATCCGGAAACCTTCATAGATACAATGCTTATAGCAAAGTTCAAAGGATTCAGTAACTATATTTCAAAGGAAATCAAAACAGTGCCGTTCGTAAAGCACTGGGAAGATATAAACAAGGAGGATAAATAATTATGGCAGAAGAAAACATCACATTTGACTGGGACGATACCATCGAGGATGACGGTAACGGAGGGTTCGTCACTCTGGAGGAAGGCGACTACGATTTCGAGGTGCACAAGTTCGAGCGTGCATATTACCAGCCCAGTGCTACCAGTTCACTCCCCGCATGTAACATGGCGGTGCTTACCTTAAAGGTAAAGACTGCTGACGGTGATGCCTACATCACAGACAACCTTCAGCTCTGCAGCAAGATGGAGTGGAAGCTTTCAGCGTTCTTCCGCAGCATCGGATTAAAGAAGCACGGAGAGAAGCTCGTCATGAAGTGGGATAAGGTTCCCGGATGCAAGGGACGTGCACGTATCAGCAAGACAGAGGGCAGCAAGAAGCCCGGTGTGTTCTTCAATAACGTCGATTACTACATTGATCCTGCAGCTAAGCCTTCAGAAGAGGCTAACGGAGGCGATGACACATGGAGTTAAAGCTTAGACCCTATCAGGTCGAGGCTTGCGAGGCTATCAACAACGAGTGGAAGGACCATGACAGGACACTGCTGGTCCTTCCCACCGGATGCGGTAAGACTATCTGTTTTGCGACGATAGCAAAGGAACGTGCAAGTGTAGGCCGAGTACTTATTCTTGCACACCGCGAAGAGCTTCTGACACAGGCTGCAGACAAGCTCAGAGCAACTTACGAGATTCCCTCGGTAGTTGAAAAGGCTGAGAGCACCTGCATCGGAGCTCCGGAACAGGTGGTGGTCGGAAGTGTTCAGACCTTACAGGGAGACAAGAGACTCGCAAGGTTTCCTTCGGATTACTTCAAGACCATCATTATTGACGAAGCTCATCACGCTCTGGCCGCCGGCTACAAGAAAGTACTCCAGCATTTCGATGCGGCAAAGGTACTCGGGGTTACAGCCACGCCTGACAGAGGTGATATGAAGAACCTCGGAGAGTATTTCGAAAGCCTGGCATATGAATACAGCCTCAGGGAAGCGGTCAAAAGCGGCTACCTGTCGCCGATCCGCGTGCAGACTATGCCTCTGAACATAGACATGACAGGTGTCAAGATGTCGCAGGGTGATTACTCACTCGGAGAAGCCGGTCACGCTTTGGAGCCTTACCTTGAGGATATCGCAGAAGAAATGCGCAAGGTGTGTCTGGACAAGCACACGGTAGTGTTCCTGCCTCTGGTCAACATCAGCCAGCAGTTCCGCGATATTCTGAACCGCAAGGGCTTCCGGGCAGCAGAGGTCAACGGCGAGAGCAAGGACCGCGAGGTTGTCCTGGATAAATTCGCAAGGGGTGAGTTCAACGTACTTTGCAACTCGATGCTTCTCACGGAAGGCTGGGACTGTCCCATAGTTGACTGCGTGGTAATCCTCAGGCCGACCAAGGTCAGAGGCCTCTACTGTCAGATGATAGGCAGAGGCACAAGACTCTATCCGGGCAAAGACCACTTGCTCGTACTTGACTTCCTCTGGATGACAGGCAAGCATCAGCTGATACATCCGGCAGACATAATCTGCAAGTCGGCGGAGAATGCCAAGGCTGTCACGGAGAAGCTTCAGGAAGGCTTGGAAGAGGACTTATTCTCTGTCGAGCATGATGTGGAGCAGGAACGCAAGGACAGCCTCAGAAAAGCTCTCGAGGAAGCGGAGAAAAGACGCAAGGAAAAGAAGCTTATCGACCCGCTTGAGTATGAGCTTTCTATCAATGCGGATGACCTGGTTGATTTCGTTCCGACTTTCGGCTGGGAATGCGAACCGGCATCAGACAAACAGGTAAGCTACCTCGAAAAGCTGAGCATTGATGCGACATCCATGAGCAAGGGGCAGGCCAAGAAACTCATAGACAGAATGTCGTCGAGAATGGACCTCGGACTGTCTACTCCTAAGCAGATTAAATGTCTGTCAAAGATGGGATTCAAAAGAGTCGCAGAATGGACCAAGGACGAAGCTGCAAAAATCATCGCAGAACTGGCAGCTGTCGGCTGGAAGCCTTGGAAGTGCAGGATAGATGTTCCAAGCTACCTGCCTGCAAGCCTTAAAAGAGAGGAGAACTTCTCATGGATCTGACAGAATTACTTGAATACATTCCTCCTTCATCACTGAACTATCAGGAATGGGTCAATGTCGGTATGGCCCTTAAATACGAAGGATATCCCTGCAGTCTCTGGGACAGCTGGTCAAGAGCTGATTCCCGATACAAAAGCGGGGTTTGTGATAGAAAATGGAACTCTTTCCAAAATGGAACCAGTTCACCCGTAACAGGCGGCACCATATTCGAAATGGCCACACAGTTCGGATATCAGCCGAGAGAGACGACAGTGTTCGACTGGAACGATACCATCGAATATGACGGCGACAAAATAATAAAGGATCCTTCATGGCTGGACAGTGCAGCCATTGAGGTTCCTACCTCTTCGGACTGGTCTCCTGTGGATGAGCTCCGAAGATACCTGCAGGCACTGTTCAAGCCGGAAGATATCATCGGCTACTGTATGCAGTCGATTTGGGATGATGACGGCAGGTACAAGCCTGCATCCAGAGGTGTGTACACACGCACGGTCAAGGACATCCTTGACAAGATAAAGAAGACCAACGGTGAAAAGAGTCCGGAAGAACGTCTGAGGCTCGTCATGGGTGATTATGACACCCTCGCGGGTGCATGGATCCGATTTAATCCTCTGGACGGCAAAGGTGTGGCCAATGCAAACGTGAGCTCCTACCGCTACGCTCTGGTTGAGTCGGACACACTGGCCATTGAAAAACAGAAGGCACTCATGGAGGAGCTGCAGCTTCCCATAGCTGTCATGGTATCAAGCGGCGGCAAGTCGATTCATGCGATAGTCAGAATCGAAGCAGCCACAGAAAAGGAATACCGGGAGCGTGTGGATTACCTCTACACGGTGTGCGCAAAGAATGGTCTGGTCATTGATACACAGAACAAGAATCCGAGCAGACTGTCACGAATGCCGGGTGTGGTTCGCGGCGATAAAAAGCAGTTTATTGTCGCGGAGAATATCGGTCAGCCGGATTTTGTCAGCTGGCAGAACTACATTGAGGACAGTATTGATACACTGCCTGAGATTATCAGCTTTGCGGATGTCTCGAAAAATCTTCCGGAGCTGGCTCCTGAGCTGATAAACGGAATCCTCAGACAGGGGCACAAGATGATCATCGCCGGAGCAAGTAAGGCCGGCAAGAGCTTTGCTCTGATAGAGCTGGCGATCGCCATCTCTAACGGAACGGAATGGCTCGGTCACAAGTGCAGACAGGGACGCGTCCTGTATCTCAATCTTGAGGTCGACGGAGCTTCCTTCCTGCATCGTGTGAAGGATGTGTGCGATGCACTTGGAACTACCGCCGGAGAGCTGAATGTATGGAACCTTCGAGGCGAGAATACGTCAATAGCGAATCTCGCTCCGAGACTCATCAGAAGAGCAAAGGGCTGCAATTATTCGGCTATTATCCTAGACCCTTTATACAAGATTAATGAGGGGGATGAGAACAGCGCTTCTGAGACGGCCCGGTTCTTCAATCAGCTGGATGCAATCTGCAAGCAGCTGAATGCATCTGTTATATGCTGCCATCATCATTCGAAGGGAGCACAGGGCGGCAAGTTCTCAATGGACAGAGCATCCGGTTCCGGTGTGTTTGCCCGTGACCCTGATGCAATCCTCGATATGATTCAGATTAACCCGAGGGATGTGGAGCTGTCACTTCCCGAAGGCCAGACGGCATGGAGAATAAGCTACACGCTCCGAGAATTCATGTCGCCCGAGCCTACAGATGTGATATTCAGCTATCCTCTGCATCAGATTACTCATGATCTGGAAGGTGCGGAGCCTATGAGTGGAGCGGATGCAGATACGAAACGCAGACGAGGCAGAGCAACTCAGACAAATGTTAAAGCAGACAGAATCGACAGGTTGCTCAGTTTCATCGAGAACTGGCCGGAGATTCGCACCGGCTCGGATCACATGACACCGAAGGTCGAGGATGCGGTCGAATACTTTGAAAGCGACAAGGGGTATTCAGACAGGAACATCAGAATCTGGGCAAAAGAAGAGGATGCAATGTTCAAAATTGAAAACAGTTACTTATACCTTAGAGATTAATTGCAAAATAATGCAGTGAAAACGGTATATACGGATTTCTGCAATCGTACAGTGAAAACGGTATATACGGATTTCTGCAAAATGAAAACCGTATATAAATATACAGATTGCTATCGCAACCCGCGGGCGGGACGTAAGTAGTGCCCGAAGCGGCGCTACTACTTACCTCCCTGCGGGCCCAAAAAACAAATTTCAGAGAAAGGAGCGCAAAATGTAAAATGATTAATTTTTTCATTGCAGGAGAGCCACCAACTGTGACGCAGCAGGAGCACAAAATAGGCAAGCGCAGGGATGGCTCGGTCTACATTTACGAAGACAGGGAGCTCAAGGCAGCCAGAACGGAACTGCTCAACAGGGTGTACAGGTTCCGGCCGGAAAGACCGCTACTTGGTCCGGTGAGGCTTCTGGTGAAGTGGTGCTTTAAATCATCAGACAGACACCCGGCAAACACCTTCAAGACGTCTAAGCCTGACACGGACAACCTGAACAAGATGCTCAAGGACGTCATGACGGATGCGGGGTTCTGGAAGGATGATGCTCAGGTGGCATCGGAGATAATCGAAAAATTCTACTCTGATGTGCCGGGGATTTACATTCAGGTAGAAAATCTTTAAAGGAGAACAAAATGGCAAGACTTAGTAAAGAGGATGAGGCATACCTGTGGGGACTCAACAGAGCCCTCGAACTGGTGCAAGCCGGAGGGGTGCAGATGCTCGAGAAAGAAGTGGAATGGAGAGGGCAGGTATCCGGTGTTCCTGTAGGAGTGACCCAGGCGGTGCTCACGGCTCTCGCTCGAGGGATGATTAAGCCGGAGCTGCGGGTCATCAGTACCGCGTTGGCTTATACGCTCGAATTTGAGCTTAAGCTTCCAAGCAGAACAATCGGCAAGTTCCTGTATATCTTTAACAACAGAATGGATGAATACAGGGCTTCGAGTGCAAAACTCGAATACGACTCGAAACAACTCGATTATGATTACGGTCTCACCAAACAGGTGAATGACTGGTATCAGATGGCATGTGCGCGTGACGAGGATTTACCTAAAACAGAAGAAAGTGAAGGAGAAGATTACAATGATGAGTTTTAATGACGGAAATAGCATTATTGATGAGGCATACAGCCTTATAGACAAGATTAACGAAGCAATCAAGGCTGCAGAGGAGTGCGAAATATACAGCAGCGTGTTGGAGAATGCAATCAGCATTAAGGTGGAGGCCTGCAGCCAGATAGACGAGGACACTATGAACTCGACTTATCTGCCTATCTCGGATGAGGACGTTCCGGAGCTTAAGGCGCTGCTCAAAGTGCTGGTGCTCAAGAAGGGCAAGGAGGCAAACAGCTTCCTGGAGCGCACCCTTGGACAGAAGCCCGAGCCGAAAAAGGAAGTGGTTGTTTCCAAAAATGCAACAGCCACTCCGGGTAATAGAGCAATGGAGGTAGTTAAGCTGCACGATGAGGATGGTCTGACATTCGAACAGATTGGGAGCCGCCTCGGCATCAGTAGAAGCAATGCATACAACATCTACAAGAAAACAACAACCGGGACCTGAGATGTTCAAGCGTCTGGCGAAGTACAGGATTCCGGCAGGCAGTAAAGGGTCTTTCGATATTACTATTTCCTGCCCGGTGTGTGAACGGGAGTATTTCATTCCGACTATATCGAGCTGGGCTTACAGAAGGAAACTCGGAGACAAACTGGTTACCCTCTGCTCGTACACCTGCGCAAGGACGGTGGACAGGATCATGGATGAGGTGAAGTTCTACAAGAACGGAACATGGAAGTTCAAATGAGATTATAACGCTTTTTTGATATAAGCAGATTCTGAGCACGGAAACGCATCCGACAGCCTGCGGAGTGCTCAGGGTGAAGGCGATGAGGGTTCTTGGACATTCCCGATACGCGCGCCGTCGGAGGCTGAAGGATGCGCCGGCGGTTCCTTTCACAAAAAATACGGAGGTTGAAAATGTATAAAAGAAATTGTGAATTTATAGCCGAGGATGACGATACCATGATGTGCTTAAGAGGTAAGGCACATCTGATAGTATCCTGTACCGGTTGTGATTTGTTCTGCAACCAGACTAAGCAGTGCCCGCACTCGCCCTTCATCAGGTGCGAAGCTTCGGCCAACTGTGAGAGCTGCAGAAAAGAGAGAGATTTAGGTGAATGATATGGAGACAAGGATGATAGAACACATTAATGTTATAGACGCACTGGGCGAGCAGATTTCCGCCCTGCTTGACCTGATGCAGTGCGCGGAGGATTCGGTGGATATCAGATCAGTGAGGTCTGCAGCTGAAATGTGCAGCACTATGCATGATGAGCTGATGGCAGAGATAGAAAAGATACAGGATGACTGGCAGGCTCTGATGAAGGACCTGCACGGTCTTGCCGGGAAGGAGAAAGAGGTATGACTGAGGTTACAAGCGTGATTGATATTCAGATCACATGCATTACAAGACACGATTCGGAGCCGGGGACGTTCCCGAGCCTGTCGGATCAGAAGAAGAAGGAGCTGGAGGAGTTCTTCATGGCTGCTACTGATGCGGATGACGTGAAGGTGCTCGAGATTAAGGATTTTGTGATGGAGGTAGATGAAAATGGCAATTGTTGACAGCGGAGCGCGCAGACAGTTCGAGTCTGGTGCAGTAAGAGATATTCAGGAGGGAAAGGGCAGGTGTGACCTGCTCCCTCTGGTAGAAGTAAGTACGCTGCTTAAGAGCTCGGTGCTCAGATGGATAGGTTCCTTTACCGAGACAGGTGACACTGATTACCTGTATGCAGCGCTCAGGGAGTTCCAGAACCATCAGGACTGTTCCTTCGACAGTCCGGAGACGATGGTGCTGGAATACGCGAAGCACATGGAAGAGGGTGCACTGAAGTATTCCGAACGCAACTGGCAGAAGGGAATCCCGCTGCACTGCTTCATTGATTCCGGTGTGCGTCACCTGCTGAAGCTGATGCGCGGTGACACGGATGAGCGACATGACCGCGCATTCGTGTGGAACATTATGGGAGCGCTCTGGACCATGCGCAATTATCCGGAGCTGTGTGACCTGCCGGTTTTCGAGAAAGGAGAAGGGGACAATGATTGATACAAGTACAACCGAGGGAAAGATTGCGGTAATGCAGGCTTATATAGAGGGCAAGAAGATTGAGGGCCGTCCGAAAGATGCTGAAGCGTTTGGTAATGCAATTCCCCTTTGGAATTGGGCGGAATTTGATTACCGAGTGAAACCCGAGCCTAAATATGTGCCGTATGATTCGGTAATGGAGGTCGATAGGGATAAGTGGATAACTCCTAAAAATGATACAGTCTTATTTAGAATCGGCAGTCTTGATACTAAAGATAATACTATTTGTTATTCGTTCGAATCGTGGATAAATCTCAACGGATTATTTGAAGATTTTACTTACGAAGATGGCACACCTTGCGGAAAGTTAGCTGATGAATAAAAGATGAGTTTTATTGGAGAGGAAAAGGAGCAGAATGTCAAGAAATAAACCCCTGTATAAAAGTGCACCTGAATATCGTAAGTACGAAGATTATCTGCTAGGAGCGGAATATACAAAAGGATGGAATGATGCTATGGATTTCATATTCCCAGAGTATAAAGAGAAGCGAGAAAAGCAAAAGAGAAAGGAAGAATTTAGAGGTAAGAAATGACTAGAGAAGAATTGGTAAAGGCTATATACGCTTCATGCGATGATTGGTCTTGTCCTGATGATGACCATTGCGAAAAAGTCGAATACGGAGACCCGAGGATTTTATGCAAGGAATGTGCCGACAAGCTGCTTGAGGAGTATGAGGGCAAGATAAGGGCAGATGGCTATCACAAGGCTGAAAATGATTATTTCGCAAAAACACAGAAAGACCGCGAAAATGCATATAATTGTGGATATGAAATAGGCAAGGCAGACGCTATCGAGGCGTTCAAAAGTGCCATCTTATCACAGTTTTGTGCTCGTTGTGACCAAGAAGCTTGCGAGGGTGGATGTGCAGGAAGCATCCAGCAGTGTTATGTCGCAGCAAATTTGGCTGAAGTGACAAATGATATAGCTGGACAGTTAAAAGGAGCAGAAGGATGAAGATTGAAATAATAACATATCAGAATAGACGAGATTTTAAGGCGATTTACAAATGCGAACATTGTGGAGCAACAAAGGAAGATTGGGGTTATGATGATTATAATTTCCATCACAATGTCATTCCAACGATGAAATGCGAGGCTTGCGGTAAGTCAGCAGGCGAGGATTACAGACCGTTGGAAACTAAATACCCGGAAGGAATGCAGGTGTAACGAAATCCACCAAAAAGAAAGGAAGTTCTGAAAATGCCTGACGAATGTTATAATTGCGGATTTTATGACGCTGATTACGGCTGCACTTGTCCGTCGCTGGATGCGTGGTATGCCTGTCCTATTGAAAGTTGGAAGCCAGAGAACCAAAAGGAACTTGAAGAGTATGCGGAGTGGGCTGCAACACATGAGAACTAAACAGCAGAATTAATGGAGGAACTGAATGCCTAAAAAAAAGAAAAACTTGACTAATCTTCGAAAAATGCGTTATAATGGCACTGTACTCGCAAGGCATTGTGGTCGCGTTTGTGCTTTTGTTTATGAGGGCGATATTTACGTTAAATGCAGCGAGTGCGGTGAATGGATTAAAATTAAACACATTGTGAAGGCTTAAGTAATATTGAAGAGCCAATAGAGGCATACTAGAAGGTATGTCTTTATTGGCTCTTTTTTTGTTGCTTTTGGAGGCATATGCAGACAGAAAACTATCAGACATCAGAAGAATATGAGCAGATGGCCGATGAGGTCATTGAAGAGCACGAGGACCTGCACTGGATCAGGAAGGCTAATGCCCGGATAGGCTATGTGTCATCCATGATCGAGAAGCAGTCGAACGGCCGCTATGTATACGGTGAGTGCATGAAGGTAAAGGAAATCTATCAGCTGTACGCTCCGTATGATTTTCTGATAGTTCTGTATGAGCCGAACATATCACATCTGGATCGGGAGCAGCTGAAGATACTGCTCTATCACGAGCTGCTGCATGTGGGTATATCGTTCGATGGTACAGAGTTTAAAATCAGGCCTCATGATGTCGAGGATTTCCGTACCGTGCTCGAACAGTACGGGCTCGACTGGGCTAAGAAAAAGGAGAAATAAAGTATGGGCAAAGGGAAGTACGAAGAATGGTTACGTCCCGACGGTCTGCTCTTAATAGAGGGTTGGGCGAGGGACGGCTTAACGGATGAGCAGATAGCCAAAAATATGGGTATAGGCTTATCAACATTTTATGGATGGAAACTAAAATTCAAAGACCTTGCAGAAGCTTTGAAGCGGAACAAGGCGCTTGTTGACCTCGAGGTTGAGAACGCACTGCTTAAATCCGCCAAAGGCTACGATGTCGAAGAAACGACAGAAGAGCTGCGTTACAACAAAAAAACCGGAGCGTATGAGCTTGTTGTAACAAAGAGGGTAAAACGACATATTCCACCTTCCAACACAGCTCAGATATTCTGGCTGAAGAACCGCAAGCCGGAGACCTGGCGCGAAAAACGTGAGGTTGAGGACAACGACCCGATGCTGCTTAAGAAGGCAATGGACCTTCTGCAGGGTATCAGTTCGGTCATCGAGTAGGAGGATCCTGAATGTCATTAACTTTAAAACAGCAGGAGTTCCTGATGCACTGCAATCACAGATGGAATGTCAAGGTCGGAGCTACTGGCTCGGGTAAATCCTTCCTGGATTATGCGGTTACTATTCCGAAGCGCATTCAGGCGTGTAAAGGCGAAGGTCTTATAGTAATGCTTGGCAACACTAGAGGAACTCTTGAACGAAATATCCTTGAACCTATGCGCGAGATATGGTCGCCGAAGCTGATCAGCAATATCCACAACGATAACACGGTAACCATGTTCGGACGTAAAGCATATGCACTGGGAGCTGACAACAAGAAGCATGTGTCGAGGATTCAGGGTGCGACTATCGAATATGCATACGGTGATGAGGTAACAACCTGGTCGCGTGAAGTGTTCGAGATGCTCAAGTCGCGTCTCAGATGCGACCACTCACATTTTGACGGAACCTGCAACCCGGACAGTCCGAACCACTGGTTCCATAAATTCATCATTTCGGATGCGGACATATTCCTGCAGCAGTATGGCATAGACGACGGAGTGCTTCTGCCTCATGTCATTGAGGAGCTGAAGAAGGAGTATGCCGGAACGGTATATTATGACCGCTACATTCTGGGTAAGTGGGCGCTTGCAGAAGGCCTGTGTTATCCGATGTACCAGACGGCACTTGCAGACAGTCTCCCGGTGGATCCTGCGACAGGGGAAGTATATCCGGCTACGGATTATGTCGTATCAGTCGATTACGGCACTCTGAATGCGTTCGCAGCACTACTCTGGAGCAAGCGCAACGGCATCTGGTATGCCGAACGCGAATACTATTATTCCGGACGTGAAACAGGCACCCAGAAGACCGACGAGGACTATGCCAATGACCTCGATGAATGGATTGCAGATATTTGGGAGACATACCAGACTACGCAGGTCCGCACTTCGTTTCTTGGCGGCGGAGCGGTCAGCAAAATTCGAATGATCGTAGACCCGTCTGCAGCTTCGTTCATTACCCTGATGCAGCGCAGGAAGTGGTGCAAGATTGAGCCGGCAGATAATGATGTTAAAGACGGAATCAGAGAGACGGCCGTGGCGATGCAGCTCGGTCTGATTAAAATATTGAATTCCTGCAAGCACTGGAAGGACGAGGCTGCAGGTTACGTATGGACGGTATCGGCAGATGGTAAAGAGGCTCCGCTCAAGATTGCGGATCACTTGATGGATAGTATGCGATACTTCGTCAAAACTATGTTGATTGCTGCCAAGAACGGCAGACGAAAATAATTAGGAGGTCACTATGTTAACTTATCAGGACTTTTTAAAGGCTGATGATAAGAAGGAATTTATCAAGCGCCTCATTACAACACACAAAGCATCCACTTTGTACCAGACCGCAAAGATAGCGGACGAGTACGACCGACATCAGAACCGCACTATCAGGATGTATCAGAAGATTCTGTATGACGTGCAGGGTAATGCAGTTCCGGACAATTGGTCTGCAAACTTCAAGATGGCATCGAAGTTCTTTAACCGTTTCATAACGCAGGAGAACCAGTACCTGCTCGGCAACGGAATCAGCTGGAGTGATAAGCGCACGAAGGAAAAGCTCGGAGCAGACTTTGATACACAGGTTCAGAAGGCAGGCAGAAAAGCTCTGTCGGGAGCTGTGTCTTTCGGATTCTGGAATCTGAATCACCTTGACGTGTTTTCGGTGCTTGAATTCGCCCCATTGTACGACGAGGAGAACGGAGCACTGATGGCAGGTGCACGTTTCTGGCAGATTGATGATAACAAGCCCTTGAGAGCTACGCTGTACGAGATAGACGGCTATACCGAATATATGTGGGATAAGAAGAACAATGTTGATGGCATCGAGCTTGTTCCTAAAAAGAACTACAAGCTGATGGTTCGTAATTCGGTCGTAGACGGCCTGGAAATATACGCAGGGGAAAATTATCTATCGTTCCCCATCGTGCCCCTGTGGGGAAATCTGAACAAGCAGAGTGCCATAGTAGGACTGCGTGAGCAGATAGACTGCTACGATTTGATTAAGTCCGGTTATGCCAACACTGTTGATGAGGGTTCCCTGATTTACTGGACACTTAACAACGCGGGCGGAATGGATTCTGTTGACCTGGCTGAATTTGTGCAGCGTATCAAGACTCTGCATGCGGTCACTACGAGCAACAACGTGAAGGCCGAGAGCCATACTGTTGATGTTCCCTACGAATCACGCGAGGCGCTGCTTAACAAGCTCAGGAGTGACCTGTACGATGATGCGATGGCACTCGACACAAAGAACATTGCCGGCGGAGCTGCAACGGCTACGCAGATCAGAGCAGCTTATGAGCCGCTGAATTCAAAAACAGACGAGTACGAATACTGTGTCCGTGAGTTCCTGAAGAACATCCTCGAGATTGCCGGAATTGACGACGAGCCGGTGTTTACCCGCTCAGTAATAGTAAACAGTCAGGAAGAGTTGCAGCTTGTAGTGCAGGCAGCGCAGTTCCTTCCTGAGGATTATGTGACCAAGAAGATTCTCACATTACTCGGCGATGGAGACAGGGCGGATGAAATCCTGCAGCAGCTGGCGGCGGATGAGCTCAGCCTTGGTGCGAATGAAGACGAAGAGGATGAAGCAGACGAGGAATAATGAATGCGAGATATTGGACATGAAGAGACTGAAAAGGTCTTACTGGGTATCGAAAAGAGAATAACTGCCGAATACAGCCGGGCTGAAAAAGAGATACAGAAGAAGCTTGACACGTACATGAAGCTCTTTGCAGTAAAGGACAGGCTGAAGCTCATGGCTGTTGACAAGGGTCTGATATCTGAAGGTGAGTACAAGCAATGGCGACTTGGACAGGTGATGGTTGGGAAGCGATGGGAGGAAATGCGCAACACCATAGCGCAGGACCTCTCTGCAGCTTCTCAGATTGCCCGTTCTATAGCCTTTGACCATATCCCCGAGGTATACGCCATCAATCACGATTACGGCACGTTCCAGGTCGAAAAAGGCGCTCTGGTTGATACGTCATACACGCTTTATGACCGGAACGCTATGGAGCAGCTGTACAAGAACGAGGATACCTTCATCCCGGCACCAGGAAGAAAGATTACCCGAGCCATAAACGAGGGCAGGCAGGTAGCATGGGACAAGAAGCAGGTGCAGTCCGTAATGATGCAGGGACTGCTTCAGGGTGAGCCTATCTCCGGTATAGCAACCAGGCTGTCAAAGACGGTGGGTGAATCAGACAGGAAGGCTGCGATCCGGAATGCCAGAACCCTCACAACCGGTGTCGAGAATGCCGGCAGAACTGCATCCTATGACCGCGCTAATGCTTTGGGCATCAAGACCAAGAAGCAGTGGCTTGCAGCTCTTGACATGCGCACGCGTCACTGGCATGCAGAGCTGGACGGAGTATCGGTGGAGAACGACCGACCATTTCATAACGAATACGGCGATATTATGTACCCGGGAGACCCTACAGCTGACCCCGCGAACATATTCAACTGCAGATGCACGCTGATCGCGGACATAGAAGGCTTTGAAAACGATTTGTCGGACATGTCACTACGGCGGGATGAGAAGCTGGGCGACATGACCTATGAGGAATGGAAGCAGGGGCACTATGACCAGCAGGCCGACTCCATCACAAAGCCGGATGAAGTTACTCAGGCTGCCAAGGATGCGTATGTGGCCGAATACGGAGGGTATAAAACAGAAAAAAATGTTTATGACAATGATTCGAACGACTTGAAAATGGCCGCAAGAAGTGATAAAATTAACGTGTCGGAAGTTAACATTGACAGATCTGAGGAAATTGATAACTTTGTTAATACAGAACAGATATTACAGATGTATCCTCAAATCGAGTTCAATGATAAATTCGGGGCAATGGATTTTGAATCTCAACGCGAAGTTGCTCAGGGATTGAATTTTATGGGCAGGAAGTTTGGAAAAGATATATTGCCAAGAAAAATAATTGTCGCGGATGATTTAGGCGGAGATTTTGCAACGTACAATATGCAAACCAGAACAATGAAGTTTAGAAGGTCTCTCGATTCTGGAATGGCATTAGTATCTACTTGTCATGAATGTATACATTCCTTGGATGCATTCAAGGGCAATATCAGTAAGGATGTTATTCATGAGGCTTATAAGCGGTTGAAGGTTAGATTGAACAGCCGGCAGGCAGGTGATTTGTTATATAGCTCAATCGGATTACGTTCCATTCAATACAAAAACAA